GTCGTACCAGCTGGTGAACTCCCGCCACTGGGCCGCCACCTGCGCCTGGGCGGCCGCGACGATGGCCGCCTGGGCCTCGGCCTGCCCGCGCGCCTGGCTGGCGTAGTCGTCCAGTTCCCGTTCGCTCAGCGCCATGACCTCACCCCCACCTCAGGCGCCGTCCTGCTGGGCGGCCGCGGCCAGCTGCGCGGCCACGGTCTGCTGCACGGCGGGGTTGGCCGCCACCGCCCGCGTGGAGGCGTTCTGCCCGCTGGTCGCGGTGCTGCTGCGGCCGGCGGCGGTGATGGGCACCAGCGCGGCGTCCTCCAGGCGCATGGCCTCCCAGCGGTCCACGTCGGCGGGGTCCTTCTGCCAGATGTCGGCTGCCCGCGCCCGCCACGGCACCCCCGAGGCGGTGGCCGCCTGCGCGGCCTGCGCCTTCTCGGCCAGGCTGAACCGCTCGGCCGGGGACCAGTCGATGGACAGCACGTCCAGGTTGGCGCGCTCGGTGTCGCCTTCCATCTCGTAGGCGGTGGCGATGGTCACCGCCGCGGACTCCCCGTGGCGGTCCTGGCGGTCCTCCACCTTGAACACGTGCGCCTCCCGCTGGAGCTGGGCGCCCTCGGCGGACTGGGTGGCCGCATCGGGGGTGAACATCGACAGCGGGGTCCTGCTGGCCGCGGCCAGGTGCAGCACGTCGTCCTTGACGCTGGTCAGCATCGGCGTCAGGTCGGCCTGCCCCGACTCCCACATCTCCACCCCCGCCGGCAGCCGCCACAGCGCGCCGGGGTCGGAGGAGAAGATGGCGTCGTAGTCCACCGGGCGCCCGGCGTCGTCCACGTCGGGTAGGTCACCCTTGACCGCACGCTGGCGGAACGCCTGGAGCGTGGCAATCACCATGCGCTGCAACAGCATGTGGTTGATGCGGTCCAGGATGTCCAGGTGCGGCAGGAACTCCCCGACGCCCTCGGGGTTGCGGAACGGCACGATGGGCACGCGCTGGGTCCGCAGGTTCTCGGCCAGCTCCTCCTCGTAGGAGGCGCCGTTGAAGCGCGGGATGCGGGCCAGCCCGAACAGCTGGGAGGAGCGGCGCGCCTTGCGGGCCGCGACGTAGTGCCGGGCGGGGGTGCCGTTGGTGCCCGGCAGCCACAGGTGCGCGCGGTCGATCCCGGTCACCGGGTCGTTGACCATCTTCAACGCCGCGCGCGGCTGGTAGGGGTTCTCCGGGCTGGTCACCGCGATGGTCTGGGCGGGGTGCTCGGGCAGGATCACCGCGCGCTGGCCCGCCACGCGCGGGGCCTGGGCGCTCATGTAGGACTCCCCGAACAGGGTGGCCCAGCGGATGGTGTCCCCCAGCCCCAGGTGCAGGCGGTTGCGGCGAAACAGCGCCCAGGCGTCGGCGTCCCCGTCGTCGTCGTTGTCCACCGCGGTGCGGATGGCGCGCACCCGCAGCCGCTCCACCATCGCGTCCACGATCAGGGCCGCGAAGTTGGACCGGGCCTTGCGCTGGAACGCCTGGAACACCGGGCGGGCGTTCTCGGCGCCCGTGGGCATCGGGGGATTGCCCTGGTAGTAGTTCCACAACAGCTCCAGCTGGTCCTGGCGGGAGGCCAGCAGGCCGGACAGGTAGGACATCCACCAGCCGGGGGACTCCACCACGGACGTGTCCACAGCCACGGGGCGGCCTCCTGTTCTGTTCGGGGGTCGTGCAGGTCAGCGGATGCGCTGCGGGATGGCGGTCGTGCGGCGCTGGCCCACGCCGGCGGCCACCGCGTCCTGGCGGGCGGTCCAGGCCAGGACGGCGGCCACGGCCGCGTCGATCTTGCGGGCGCTGGAGGGGTTCTCCTTGGCGATTTGCAGCCCCGAGCGGGTGGGCCGGCGGCGCGCGTTCAGCACGTGCGCGGTCAGCGCCGACGACCCGTCGTGGGTCAGTTCCCGCTCCACCACCGCGGTGTGGAACTGCTCCAGCGCGCGGGCGGTGGTGGTGGAGCGGCCACCGGTCATCCACCACTCCACCGGGTGGTCCCTGGTGGACTTCACCAGCAGCTGGGAGGAGTAGGCCGCCTCCCACTTGGCCACCCACGTCTCCCACAGCGCGGGGTCGGCGTAGAACCCCACGACGCGGAACCGGCGGAAGGCGCTGCGCACCTCGGCGTCCACCTCGGCGGTGGGGGCCTGCCAGTCCTGCCCCGCCGGGCCGGTGGGTTGCTCCCACACGCGCAGCTCGAACAGGTGCCCGTCGCTGACGCGGCAGCCGATCAGGGCGGTGGCGTCGGTGACCCCGCGGCCGCGGCGGCGGGAGCCGTCGAAACCGAGCACCACGGTGTCCTTGTCCGCCAGCGGCGGGGGCGGCTCCTCCTGCGCCAGGTCCAGGCAGGCGGCCCACTCGGGCGCGCTCAGCCAGGAGTCCGCGGCGTGGGTGACCTGGTTCAAGAAGTCGGCCCGTGACGTCTGCGGGTCGTTGGCCGGGTCCCAGATGTCGGCCACGATGCGTTCCAGCGGGGACCAGCCCGGCGGGCACGGCGGGTTGTGCAGCACGCACCCGTCCGGATGGTCCGAGGAGTCCCCGTAGGCGTAGCGCAGCCCGCCCAGCAGGCTGTCGCGGTCGTCCAGGTCGGTGGTGCCCGGCGCCTCCCGGTGGTCGTACAACAGCCCGGCGTCCTTGGCCCGGCCCTGCTGGATGGCGTTCCAGTAGGCCGCGGACTGCTCGGCCACCGACTCCACGCCGGGGGTGAAGGCGTTGGGGGACTCGATGGTGGTCCCGCCGATCTTGGCGGCGTTGATGCGCATGGTCTCGGCCATCCGCAGCCCGGAGTTGGAGCGGACCCACTCCTCGGTCTGGTCCAGCACGCTGAACACCGAGCGGTTGCCCTTGACCGACTGGGGGCTGGCCGTGATGGGTGCGATGCGCCCGGCCGGCAGGTTGACGAACGAGTCCAGCGGGTCGGTGCCGGGGTAGTTGTCGATGACCGGGCCGCCGCGCAGCATCTCCAGGAGCGGGGTCCAGGTGTTGGCCGTCTGCTGTTCGGAGACCGCGGCCACCTGCACCAGTGGGGTGCGCACCGCCGACCAGGGTTTGCCCACCGGCTGTCCCTCGGCGTCCCAGCCGTCGGGCACGACGTCGGCCAGGGCCTCGGCGCAGGCCAGCGCGGCCAGCCACGGGGATTTTCCCCAGCCACGTGGCCGGCTCAGCACGGCGCGGCGGATGGCCCGGCGGCCGGTGTGCGGGTCCAGCCGGTAGAAGTTCAGGCAGAACTCGGCCTGCTCCAGCGTCGGCGTGAACGGCTCGTAGCTGGCGCGGTCAGGGGCGGCCAGGTTCTCCGACATCCAGTCCAGCACAGCCCATCCCAGCGTCGGGAAGTCCCCCGGATGCTGCGGTTTCCACGGCATCGGGGCACCTCCTCACGCGGGGTTCAGCCGGTGGCCTGCCCGTCCTCGGGGTCCATCGGCGCCAGGCGGCGCACGTTGGCGTAGCGCTGACGCGCCGCCGAGGGGTTGGCCGGTTCCTTCTCCTCCTTGGCCGAGGCGTCGGCCAGGACGATGCGCAGCCGGGCGCGGTCCTCCGACGTCGCGCCCACCTTGGCCATGCGCAGCCGCAGCTCCCCGGCCAGCTTCCGGTCCCCGCTGTAGAAGTCGTGGTACAGCACGGCGGTGGCCAACATCTCCTGCCACTCCACCTCGGTGAAGTCGGCCGCCAGTGGGCTGCGCCGCCAGGCGTCCCACCAGCGCTTGACCGCCGGGTGCCAGTCGATGCCCGCCGGCAGGACGTCCTTGGGCAGCGTCGGGGCGTTGCTACGCACCAGCGGCAACGTGCGCGACGCCACCGGGTCGGCGTTGCGCCGCGCCCGCTTGTCCGGGTCCTTGGGGCTAGGTCCTCGTCCGGGCATGGTGTGCTCCTCCCCTGTCGGGTGGATCGGGAACTACGGCCTGCCCCAGTCCAGGGGCAGCGCCTCCAGCTCGTGCCAGGGGAACCCCGCCAGCACGTTGTACGAGGGGGTGGACCCCAGGATGGAGGTCCACGGGTCGGCGCTGGACAGCGCCTTGGCCGGCGCGCCGGACTCCACCGAGATGCCCACGCACCCGGCGGTGTCGGCCACCACCAGGCCGTAGCGCTGCGCGGCGGCCGCGACCAGGCGGCACACCTTGTGCACCGCCTTGGGCTTGGCGCCGGGCCAGGGGACCCAGGTCAGCGCGTCCACGTTCACGCCCGCGCGCAGCCGGAACCGGCGGCCCATCGTCAGCGCGTCGGGCGCGGCCGAACGTCCGTCGGTGCGCACCGCGGGCCAGGAGAACCCCCCGGCGGCCACGCGGGTCACCCCGATGCCCACCGCGTGGTTGATGGCCCCGGCCTGCACCTCCCGGATGCCCAGGACCAGCGCCGGCATGGCCAGCCCACTGGCCGAGACGCCGGTGTGACCGGGGTACTGCCCGCCCGAGCGCGACCAGCCGCGGATGATCCCGCCCCAGACCGCCGACCAGTTCCCGGCCGCGTCCCGCCGTGCCCGCCACAGCTCCACCAGGTCGTCCCCGACCAACAGCCCCAGGTGCGCATCGCTGCCCACGGCGGGCTTGGCGGCCGCGGGAATGGGCAGCAGGGCCAGGTCACCGCCGCGGCGGAACTCCACGGGGGTGTAGCCCTTGCGCTGTTCGTCGCGGAACCCCACTGGGACCCAGGGAACGTCGGTCGGGACGGTCTGGCCCAGGTCGTACAGCGCGGCGTTGTACGCCCCGACGTTCAGCGCGGCCCGCCCGTCGTACTGCTCGGCCACCTGGCCCGCCAGCGCGGCCACCAGGGACGGAGATGCGGGGTCGGTGGGGGCCTGCTCCACGCGCTGGGTGGTCACCAGCCCCGGCGGCAGCGCGCGGGCGGTGGCCAGCGGTGCGGTGATCGGCACGAGGTCCCCCGTTCACTCGTTCGGGCGTCCGAGCTCGGTCACCCGCACGGCGCAGCGGGCCGAACTGTGGTGACCGCACGGGTTCTGCGGATCGTCGGCGGTTGCGCCGGCCGGGGGTTCACGGACGGAGCAGCCCCGCAGATCGCGTGATGACCCCCCGAGGAGGGCCACCAGGCCGCCGGCCGGGCCAGGAGGGCGTCCGCCGCCCCCTCGGCCGCAAACCCGTTGCGCTGCAACGGGTTACAAGCCGTCGAGGGGTCCGGGTGACCCGTACAGCCAGCCAGCGCCT